CAAAATATATATCGCCGTGTGTTAAGTTATTATGAAGTTTCTCTAGTAGTTGATTTAAACGCAGCTTAATGAGATTTTAATATTAATCCCCAGTGGGGCCTCAGAGAGGTAGATAATGACTAATAGTGGCACAAATGGCGAGGGTAGTCGCGATATTCTCAGGCTTGAGGCAATCGAGCTAAGACGCAAAGGTTTTAACGCTACCGAGATAGCAGAAAAATTAAATATCAGTCGCACTACAGTTTCGAGATATCTAAACTCACGCGAGACTAAAGAAATTGTAGAAGAGGCAAGGCAACGACTGAAAGGCTTAGTTAATTCTTCAGTAGATGTTTATGCGCTAGCTATTCAAAGAGCAGAAGGCGATATGGCTAATGCGCAACGAGCGGCCAGAGATATTCTAAAAAACTACGGACTTCTAATCGAACAACTTCAACACGCAGGTGCATTTCAATTTAATTTGCAATACAAGGTAGACGATGACAACGCCAACACTGACCGAGTTCAATCCGAACCAGATACCATTCCAGATGGAAGTGATTCGTCAGGTTCGTCGGAAGCTTGATTACAATAAAGGCGTTCAAGAAATTCTTTTAAGCGGATCTGTAGGAAGTGCTAAGTCACTTTTGATGGCGCATTTAGGCGTCACGCATTGTTTGATGAATCCGGGCGCAGTGCTTGGGTTAGGCCGATTATCAATGCCTGCTTTGAAGGGAACTATCTACAATACGATTTTAGAACATATCCCAGAAGGATTAGTTCACACGCATAACGATTCGCAGGCTATAATTTATTTGCCTAACGGTTCGATCATTCGCTCATTTAGTTGGCAGGATAAGAAATATAAAAAAGTGCGCTCGTATGAGTTCACAAGTTTTATAATTGAAGAGTTAACCGAGAATGATACGCCGGCGGCTTATGAAGAAATCTTTATGCGAATAGGTCGTCAGACACATGTAAAAGAAAAGTTTCTAATTGCTGCCACGAATCCCGACGCTCCGAGTCACTGGGCATATAAGCATTTCATATCGGAACCAAAACCTAATCGGCATGTTTTTTATTCAAAGACCGAGGACAATCCTTTCTTACCTAAGAGCTACATCGAATCGCTAAAGGAAAATCTCGACCCTAAAATGGCGCGGCGCATGCTTCATGGCGAGTGGATCGATATCAATCAAGAGCGCATCTATCACGCTTATAGCGATCTAAACTTCACTAAATCGCCGTGGTTAATCGATAAAACTAAACCAGTGTATTGGAGCCATGACTTTAACATCGGCGAAGGCAAGCCAATGTCGAGCGTTTTATTCCAAGTCAAAGATGGTCACTTTCATTTCTTTCAAGAAATAGTTATTGATGGCGCTCGTACTTCTGACGCCTGCGACGAGTTAGATTCTCGTGAAATACTTTGGCCCAATGCGAAATTAGTTATCATGGGTGATGCTACTGGTCGTAGTCGAGACACACGATCAATCCATTCTGACTACGATATTATTAAACACTGGGCCATGAATCACTCACATAAATATCAAGTTGAAATGTTTGTGCCTAAAGCTAACCCTCCGATTCGTACTCGACACAATCTAGTTAACGCTCATTGCATGAATGATCTAGGACAGTCTCGTTTAACAATTCACGATTTGAAAAATGCAGACGAGGGCATGCGACTCACTAAATTAAAATCCGGTGGTAATTATATTGAAGATGATTCTTTTCGAGCGCAACATATAACAACCGCTATTGGGTATGGTATTTATGCAGTTAAGAATTTATACTCTGAACTGAAGCCTCAAGTTGGGTCTTCTTTAAGATAAAGGGGAAATAATGGGTAGAGAAATCCTTTTAACGCCAGAAGGCCGCAAACAAGTTATCGACGATATTAAATCTAGTGAAAATAAAAATAGACGTTCACGCTCGTTAAGACAGTTTGAAGTCTATCGTGGGAACTTATACCCATACGTTCACGAGTATCTTTCAAGACAATTCTCGTCGAACACTATGAAAGAAATTCCTATCGTCGCATCGATTAACATCGCTCAGCGTGTTGTTGATCAAGAAGCTTCTATCTACAATCGAGAGCCTGAGCGCACTTGGTCTGAAGTAGATGAGAAACAAGAAGAGGCTTTAAATAAAATCTACGAAGATTCTAAAGCCAATGTGAAATTGCAATACGCAAACTCAATGTACAAACTACAAGACCAAACGACTCTAATGGTTATACCTAAAGAAGGTAAAATCCAGATTCGTTGTTTAAAGAATCATCAAGTCGACGTTATTCCCAACTCCGAGAATCCTGAAAAAGCTGACGCCTACATCGTATCAGTATTTAACAAAGCTGATTCTGATTTTGTGTTCGGCCAAGGCGGCCAATCAAATCACGGCTTCGTTCAAGCCGATAGAATTAACCAAGTCATTGGCGATCAAGACGACTATGAAGCATCACTTGAGCGCTTTCTAGTATGGACTGAGCTAGAACATTTTATGATGGATGGTAGCGGAAATGTAATTGGCGAAGTTATTCCTAACCCAATTGAGATGCTTCCATTCATTGACGTTGCAGCCGAAAAAGATTTCGAGTTCTGGGTTAAGGTCGCATCTAGTGCAGTAGATTTTTGTATTGAATATAACGCCGCTCTATCAATGCAGAATCAAGTTATTAAAATGCAGGGGTTCAGTCAGGCGTGGCTAAAAGCCGATGCTTCAGTAATGCCTGAGATGTTACAAATAGGCCCGAACTACGTACTTAAACTAGTCAAGGGCAAAACTGTAGATGGCGAATCAATCGATACTGAGTTCGGATATTCAAGTCCATCGCCTGATTTAACTGGCACCAAAGAGCATTTAGAAATGTTACTAGCTAACTTCTTGTCTGCTCGTGGCCTCAATACTGGAACCGTTTCTAGCTCTAAGGATAAGCAAACTTATTCTTCAGGCTTAGAGCGACTACTTGCAATGGTCGAACAATTTGAAGCCAGCCAAAATGACTTTGCAATCTTTAGATATGTTGAAGAAAAGCTCTATGAGATAATTAAGCGCTGGCATAACGTCGCACTTAACTCTGAGCTACTTAATCCTAAATATCTTTCTTCTATTATTGCAGACGATTCTCAAGTGTCGGTAACATTCCAAGGCCCTGAAATGATCAAGGGCGAAAAGGATATTATCGAACTACAAATGCTTAAAGAAGAACTAGGCGTCGCATCTCGTATAGATTCTATTATGGCAATCTATGGATTAAATCGTGATGAGGCAGAAGAAAAATTAGCAAAGATTGATGAGGATAATAATGCCGGACAAACTCAACAAGTATCTGAGCCGAACGCTGGACAAGGAGAAAGTGGAACTGGAAGTGGACCTGTCGAGCCTGAAGCTGACGAAGAGACAGAAGCTTGAAGTAGCTCAAGCAATTATCGATAAGATTGTAGCTAATGCAGAAAAGGGTAAAGATAGAAACGGTAAATCTTTGCCTAGCTATTCTAAAGACTATAAAGAGTCCGACGCATTCGGTGCATTCGGTAAATCTAAAAAACCAAACATGACATTAACCGGCGACATGCTAGGGCAAATAGATGTTCTAGAAGTTGATGGTGATAAAGTTGTAATTGGTTGGGCTGACGAACAAGAGAATCTAAAAGCTCATGGGAATATAACAGGTCAAGAAGGTTTATGGCCTGCTAAGCGTGACTTCTTTGGTTTACCGCCTAAAGAGATAAAGGAAATTCTAGATGGCTACAGTGAAGAGTAATCTAAAAGAATTATCTCAAAAGCTAACTGGAATTTCTAAAGACGTTAAAATTTTGGCGGAAGTTGGCGAGTTCATGGTTAAACGCATCCAAGGTTTTACACGTCTTGGTTATTCACTTGATGGAAATCCAGATGACCCCAAATCAAAACCGATAAAGCCATTATCTTCAGGCTACATAAAATATCGTCAGAGATTATCTAAGGGCATTGTTAAATTTAAAGGACCTGCTATTTCTTTAGATTCAAATTTTAGGCCTAATCGTTCTCAACTCACCGTGACAGGCCAACTGTTAAAATCATTGGCTTATACTGCTAGTCCTCAACAAAAATCGGTTAAGGTATTCGTATCATCTTCTAGGCGCACTGACGGTGAGAATAATCGTGATGTTGCTAGAGATGTTATATCTAATGGAAGGCCTTTCATTGGGCTTGATAAGAAGGGGTTAGAAACAATCAAGATTCGTTATATAAAAGCTTTGAAGCGACGACTTAAATAAAGTTCGGGCCTTCAGATCAAAAGACCATCCAGCCCTAGCGTTTTGGAGGACGCAAAAAAAGAATAGCACGATGCTATTTGAAAATACAAATGGAGGTCTTAGAATATGAGTAACGAGGTCAGTGACCAAACTGCAGAGGGCAGTGCCCAAACCAGTGAACAACAAACAACAAAAGATACAGTCGCCTATGACACGCATCGAAAGCTTCTCGGTGAGAAGAAACAAATGCAGAGTCAATTGCAGGAGGCAATGACACGTCTAGAAACTCTTGAGCAGGAGAAACTATCTGCTGAAGGTAAAAAAGACGAGTTGTTAACTAATTTGCAAAAGAAACTATCTGAATCTAACGACAAGTTAAAGAAGGTAGTAGGCGCATTCCAATATCGGGCTGTGTCGAATAAATTCGTCGAGAAGGCAAGGGCCGAAGGTTGTTTGAAACCGGAGAAACTCATGCAACTAGCAGACCTTAGTCAAATCGAGGTAGACGTTGATAATGATTTTTCAGTTAGTGATGAGTCAGTGACTTCAATCATTGAGGGATTAAAGAAGGAAGTTCCTTTCTTTTTCCAGAAAAATAATATCAAAGTTATCGACCAAGTCCCGGGCAATATTCAATCACAAGTAGGGCCACAAGATTTAACCAAAAAATCAATGGATGAACTTATGGCACTCGCAAAAACTTTAGATAAAAGAGGGTAAAAAATGGCTGACGTAATTCATGGAAATACACAATTAAGTGCAACAAAACAAGATTTGGTGGCTGCAGTAGTCGCTAAAGAATTAGCTTTTCAAGCTAAGCTTGTTCCAACTGTAACCGACTATAGTGCTTTCGCTGTTAAAGGCGCTAAGTCTGTAGCAATTCCAAAAGCCGGATCATTCACTATTATTGACCGCGCTACTGCAACTGCAGGTGATGCTTCTGTATTGACTTTCGCATCTGACATTATCAACTTGGATCAAGCTGCTTATTGCGCTTGGATCGTTGATAGCCAAGACGAAATTCAATCTACTCTAGCAGTTCAATTGGAACTTGCTCGACGTGCTGCTGCTGCTCATGGCCGCTATGTTGATAGCCGATTGATCACTACACTTGAAGGCGCTCCTGCTACTGTTACTGCTGGTAACATCACTAAAGACATCGTGCTAGAAATGCGTGAGTCACTCTTGACTTCATTTGCAGACCCTAGCTCTTTGTATTTGGCTGTAGGCCCAGATCAAGAAGCTGAGCTTTTGAAGATTGCTGAATTCGTACGATCTGATAGCTATGGCGCATTGCCAACTGCTCTTCAGACTGGCGTAATCGGTCAAGTCTTCGGAGTTAAAGTTGTTATGCATGCTGGTATCGGCGCTTCTACATACTACATGTACGAGAAGTCAGGCGTATACATTGCATTCCAACAAGGCGCTCAAATGTCAGAGCAAGGCGCGAACGAGTTCGGAGCTAACGCTAAACGCGTTGCTATGGATCAATTGTTCGGCACTAAGCTTGGACAATCTGGATTGTACTTGAAGGATGCTAACTAAGATTAGCGATGCAAGAACTTTCCGCACCGCAGATTCCTAATTTTGTAACGGCGAGGTCCCCACTGGGGCTTCGCCGTGTCATGCTTATGAATAACTCTCGGCATAGGAAGGTTTTCAATTACTACTCAATACAATTTGTTGAGGGTAAATGGTTCGCTTGGTTTTATAACGAAGTTGAAGCTAATGATGATCTGTTAAATCAAGATGAACATAATAAGATGAAGGCAAAAGGTGAGTTGTGAGTTTACCTAGGACGTTGCCTGATCGTGAATACGATAGATTTACACTAAACTCACAGTCTGAAACTGCAGTTAGAATTGTTGGCGAAGTTGAAGTCGTATCAGGTGGTGGTAGTGGTACTAAATGGCGTGAAAGCTTTGAGGGTACAACTGTAGCCGGTACTGAAACGACTGGAATATCCTTCACTGTAGGCGTGGGACTAACACGTCAGATAAATCAGCTACACGTTTCATGTTATAGAAATTGCAGAATAAGACTTAAGAAAGGTGCAACACTTTTAGCTTCCGGACGTACAGCGTCGGGCGCACCTAATTTGACTTTGAATTTTTCGCCAACTGAACCCATACTAAGTGGAGAGGCTGTTACTGTTACATTCGAAGGATTGTCCGGAGAAAATAATAGTGACATAGAAATGTTCCTATCAGGGACAGAATCTTAGGGGAGATTTAGAAAATGGCAGACGAAGCACCTTTATTTAAAATTTTACAAAACGCATCTGGGACTGCAGAGGCAATCGACAAGGTAGAATCAGGCGACGCACCCGGTACGAAAAATGGTGTGTTGGCTTTTGGTTTCAGAGATTCTGCTGGTAACGTAATCCTTCCACAATTAACTGCTGGTGGTGCAATTCCTGTAGATAGCAATGCTTCTATGGGTACTCCGCTAAAAGCTCGTGGCGAAAATGCTGGATCACTTAGTGATGTTAGCGTTGCTACTATTACTTTAGCAGTTGATGAATCATACGACGATATTGAAGCTGTAGGTTCTTGCTTAAGAGAATCTCTTTTCCAACTAATCTGGAATGATGACGGAGCTGAAACAATCTTAGGCGAGTTCTTAGTAGGCGCTGGTCAATATAGTTTTAAATGGGATTGCGGTTGTGTTGGCTTTACTGCTGGCGCTTCTGGAACCCAACAATTAATTTTGCGAGCTAAGAATCTAGATAAAGTTTCTACTCTTCGTGGAAACATCTGCGCATTCCAAGCTGCATAAGGGGTTAAATGGCTGACGTACTTCCACAATTAAGTTCAAGTGATTTACAAGGGTCAACGAGTTTTCGCTCAGGCACTGTAGGTACTACATGGACTAATCTTCCAGCAGTGGATGATAAAGAAATTGGTGAAATACTAATAGCCGCTTTAACAGACCAAACTAAATCAAACAGGCTCCTCGTCAATTTAGACGGGGGGTCTGAGTTTAAAACTTTACTACCCGGTGAGATTTTAGTGTTTCAACCGCGTGGTTCTATAAAGCATATTCAAATAAAAGGTAATGTGGCTTCTGTTAGTTGGGAAGCTGTCATTAATTACGAACCATGAGTATAGCTTTTTCTAAAACTCAGTTAGCAGAGAATACACCGTTTGATAATGATACAAATGGGTTCATTTCTGACGACGTACAAAACGCTATTGAAGAGGTTGGTACTTTCGCATTTGTTGCAAGGTACACAATCAACCTTTTACACAAGGGCACTATATCAGGAGGTACTTTCTTAGGTTACTCTGAAGTTATCCCCGGAGATTCGACACCTGTAATTATTCCAGTCGATTCTGTTATGAAGGCATTTAGCTTTTCAAACAACACAGCAACGGCTGATTACACTCTATATTTTAGAAAAAACTCCACGGTGGCGACACCGTTTTATACAATCTCAAAGGTTAACACTCAGTTTTTTTCTCAAAGTGTGCCAGATGAAACCTTTAACGCTGGCGATGCAATCTATGTTTCCTATCAAGACGACGGGCAAAATGCTGCCGATGCAGGCCTAATGCTTGTCTTTCAGGCGGTGACTTAATGTTAAATAAATGGCTTCATAACTTGTCAGGCGTCACTAAAAACTATGGGCATGGAGATATTTTAGACGGTGCCTTTTACCAGATACCATCACAAGCTGTTAATGATCGATTAACTAGCCTACCTAATCTATTCGCAGATGTTTCTTCTGGTGCTATTAAAATATCCTTAGACGGTGTTAATGATGAGTCAGGCAATGCAAATGATCATTGGCTATTATTATTAGGCGCGCAGATTTCAATTAAGCAATCAGATATGGATACGGGTGGTGTAGCCTTCTCACCTAAATACGCACCTACTGGATGGAAACAACAAATATTCGAAGTTGAATTTGAA